AGGAATTTGAAGAAGGCATTAACATGTATAGGGATGCTATTGATAATGCAGTTGGTGGTGATGAAATAGATTCTGAAGCTGAGATGGCGGCATTAGGAGACAACGCACCAGAAAGACTTGAAGCAGTTCGGTTGTTTTCAGAACAGTTCTTTACAGAAAAAGAGTTTGAAGAAATAGCAGAACTTTGTTCTACAGCAGAAGGAGTTAGTGCAGTTGAGCGTATAATGAGTGCTTTACAAGAATCTGGCAATATTGATTCACAGCCTACAAATACTCTTGATGAAGATACATTGCGTGAAATGATGCGTGATGAAAGATATTGGAAACAAGGACAGCGTGACCCTAACTTTGTAAAGGAAGTAGATGAAGGATTTGAAATCCTCTACAATAGAAACTCTTAATTTAAAGGAGGGCGAATTAACTCTTCGCCCTTCTAAAATGAAAGATGTTATGCCTATCTATGAAAATATGCGTATTCAAGATATGCGTGAATGTTACATGTGTGGGGTTGACCCACTTAAAGCATTAATGATTTCGTTTAAAGATGAAGAGGCTTATGGCTTTACTATCTTAAAAGGTGATACCCCAATAGCAATGTGCGGTGTAACTCCACATATTTATGAAAAGAATGTAGGGCAGATATGGCTTCTTGGAACTAAAGATATAGAAAAAGTTCAGTATTCTTTTTACAAACATAGTCGAAAAGTAATGAGAATGATGCTTAAATCATTTGATATTGTTGAGAATTATATACCTAAATTCCATAGGAAATCTATAGATTGGATACAATGGTTAGGGTTTGAGCTAGATAATTACACATATTTTCACAATGAATACGAGTTTTTGCGATTTTTTCATTGCAATGTAAAAGAAAATAGTTTTTATAATGACGAGTCAAGACCCACAATGCACTGATAGACCCTTAGGGATAATCTAATTGAAGTGACAAAATGGATAATCGTTAGACGTTGAAACATTAACTTTAACTAACGAGGTGTTATAATGGCTAATAGTATAAGTACAGCCTTTATTAAGCAGTTCGAGTCCGAAGTTCACATGGCTTATCAGCGTATGGGTTCTAAATTAAGAAATACTGTACGAACTGTAAGTAATGTTTCTGGTAGCGTAGTACGTTTTCAGAAAATCGGAACTGGTTCTGCATCTACAAAATCCAGAAATGGTAGTGTAACTCCAATGGAATTAACGCACACCACAGTAGAAGCCACTATGGCAGACTACTATGCGGCAGAATACATTGATAAGTTAGACGAATTGAAAACCAACATTAATGAGCGTCAAGCTGTAGCACAATCTGCGGCGGCGGCTCTAGGTCGTAAGACTGACGAACTCCTCATCACAGCTATGGATGCAGGTGCTAACTCAACTCAAATACATGATACAAGTTCTGCTCTTGAAAAAGCTGACTTGCTTTCATTGTTTGAGACAGTAGGTACTGCTGATATGCCTGAAGATGGTGGTCGTTATCTTGCAATGCACCCAAAAGGTTTTGCAGATTTGTTTGCTATTAATGAGTTTGCAAGTGCTGATTATGTTGGTCCTGCTAACCTGCCGTATGCAGGTGGTATCACAATGAAAGAGTTTTTGAGTTTTAAAGTATTCTCAACTTCCGCTGTGACCGCAGGTAAGAACATGGCTTATCATACGTCTGCTGTAGGTTTAGGAGTAGGTAAAGATGTATCTACTGAAGTAAACTATGTAGCAGAAAAAGTCTCACATCTAACCACATCAATGATGTCAATGGGTGCCGCTGTCATAGACGACAATGGTATCTATGAAGTCCTTGATAACAATTCATAGGAGGAATAAATGGCTTATAGTTCAAGTGGTTTAACTCGTATGGCAGGTGGTGGTGGTCATAATATTTGGTTTTATGATTCAACAGACGCTTTAACTGCTGTTCGTGTATCAGGTTATTTTAATGATGCCGCAGGAATGATGAATGTTGGGGATGTAGTTTTTGTTTACGATAGTGACGCTCCGACTATGGGTATCTCTGTCGTGCTGTCCAATACTGGCTCTGTCGTTGACATTGCTGATGGTACAGCATTAACAGTTTCTGACTCAGACTAAGGAATAGGGGGAGCAATCCCCCTACACCAACATGGTAGATAGTACACATTCAGATAGTGCCATAGACCTCTGCTCAAGGGGTCTTATTTTAATTGGAGCAGAACCTATTACATCTTTTGCAGATGGAACAACTGAAGCTCTTGTTGCTGTTAATATGTACGAAGATATTGTTAGGTCTGCCCTTGTAAATACAAGGTGGAGATTTGCTACTAATCAGACACAACTTAACCTATTAACAGACGCACCAACAGGAAGGTATGACAATGCTTATCAGTTACCAACTGATAGTCTTATGGTTCATGCACTTACTGTAAATGACAATGTTATAGCTTATCAGCTATATGGAGATATGGCTTATGCGGATACTGCTGATTCTGATACTGTAATATGCGATTACACATTTAGGGCATCAGAACAAAACTTTCCTCCTCATTTTAATATTGCTGTTATTTATTCTTTAGCTAATGTGTTTGCTGTATCTGTAGCTAGAGATGCAAGTCTTGGAGAACAAATGGCTGTCTTGGCAAACAATGCAATGCTTAAAGCTAGAAGCGTAGACTCACAACAGCAGACAACTAGAACACTTACTCAAACGAGGTTTCTTACTGAAAGGCGAAGCTAATGAGAAAAGTGAAAATTCCTATTAGTAACTTTCAATTTGGTGAAGTAAGCCCTTCTTTAATATCAAGAACTGATTCGGCTGTATATGCACAGTCTGCACAAAAAGTAGAGAATTTATTTTTACGAGCAGAAGGTGGTGTTATTAAACGAGCAGGATTAGAACATATCTATGAATTTGATACTACATTTGAAGAAGCAACTTTTACTATTACTGTTTCTGATTATGCCAATATAATTGTGGGTTCAAGAATTAGGTTTTACAAAGGTGATGGTACATTAATTACTCTTGAGTTTGAGGCATCAAGTAGTGCTTCCCCCAGTTCTTCTGTAGGCAATACTTATTATGTTAGGGCATATCAAGATAACAACACAACGGCTGATAATATTTATACGGCTATTAATGCTATAAGTGGTTTTACAGTAGCCAATCCTTCTGCGGCTGTTGTTACAATTGCAAGAGATGACCCTTATCATGGTAGAAATCTTGAGGTTACATCTACTGATACTACTAGATTAACTGTTACAAGTTTTGGAACTACAAGTACACAGCAACATAGGTTAGTTCCTTTTATATTTTCAGATGATGAAAGATATATTGTTTCTCTTGAAAATTTAAAGATAAGAGTTTTTTACATTAACCCTACTACAAACGCAGTATCTTTAGTGTCTACAGTAACACAAGATGTAGATAGTGCGGCACTTCCTATAACTAATACAAATATTCATGAACTTACATACGCACAAGCAGGTGACACAATGTTTTTATGTCATCAAACATTTGCTCCTATGATGCTTGTTCGTACAAGTTTAAGTACATTTCAAGTAGATAACTTTTCTTTTGATACAAATTCAGCAGGAACATTAATACATCAACCTTATCATTCATTTCAAAGTACAGGAGTTACATTAAATCCTAGTCATACTTCTGGAAGTAACAGAACAATAGTAACAAGTGCTAATTATTTTGATGTTACAGGCTCTAGTGATGGTTCTGAATATCCTGATTCTTTGCATAAAAATATTACTCTTAGATATAGCGGTGCTGAAATTAAAATTACAAGTGTCCAATCTGCGACATCAGCAAAAGCAACTATATACGGAACATTAAAGAAAAGATTAGAGATAGATTCTTTTAGAACTACAGAAGGGGTAGCGACCATTCTGGTTACACAGGCAAATCATGGCTTTAGTGCTAGTGATGACATTACTATTGCTAATGCTTCAGCAGTAGGAGGTATTGCTAGAACTAATATAAATGGTTCTCGTACAGTAGGTGAAGTGGTAAATGAAAATCAATACACTTTTGATGCGGCGGCTAATGCGACTTCTGCTTCAGCAGGAGGTGGAACTCCCACAGTAGAAACTCATGCGGCAAACATGGAATGGAGTGAACAATCCTTTTCTGCATTAAGAGGATACCCTGCGGCGGTTGCTTTTCATCAAAATAGATTATGGTTTGGTGGTACTGCTTCTCAACCAGATGGAATGTGGGGAAGCAAGACAGGAGTTTATTTTAATTTTGATGTTGGTGATGCAGACGATAATGATGCCTTAGATTTAACAGCAAGTATCGGTGAAATTAACAGTATAAGACACATGGTATCAAACAGAGATTTGCAAATATTTACCTCTACTTCTGAAATGACTATACCTGCTTTTTCCGAAAAACCAACTACACCTGCAAATGCACAGATAAAAAGAGAAACTCCGTTTGGTGCTTCTCATGTTAGACCTCAGGTTTTTGATGGTGCTACAATATATGTTCAATCGTCAGGTGATATTATTAGAGAGTTTTTATTTACTGATTCAGAAGATGCTTATACTGCACAGGCAATTTCTATGCTTTCTTCCCATTTAATTAAGCAACCAATACAGATGACTACTCTTACTGGTGCTATAGATAGAGCGGAAAGCTATATTTTTGTAGTAGATGCAGATGGAACAATGTCTGTATTTAATTCAAATCGTGTAGAAAAAAGAGCAGGTTGGTCACAGTTTACAATGCAAGGTTCTTTTCATTCAGTATGTACAATAGATACTAGGGTATATGCTGTTGTTGCTATAGATAAAGGAGCAGGTACAAGTAAGTATGTACTTTGTGAATTTAATGGCGACAAGAATACAGACTTATCTACTGTATTTACAGGAAGTGCAGGAGTGTTTAGTGTTTCTTCTGATTTTGATAATGGTGCTGTTCTTGATGTTATTTCTGGCACAGATTATCTTGGTAAATTTACTGTTAGTGGTGGCAATATTAATGTTTCTTCTGTAGATAATTCTTTAATCTCTGCTGAAATTGGTTTATCTTTTGATGTTAATTTAAAAACTAATCCTATTGATGCTGTAGTTGGAGATGGTCCTTTAACTGGAGAGCCAAGAAGTGTAACTAAAGTTATTCTTGATTTGAATAGTACTTTATCTGTATCAGTTAATTCTAAAGATTTAATTATTAGGCAGGTAACAGATGACTTGAGTTTACCTAGAACTGCCATTACTGGTAAAAAGGAATTTAGATTATTGGGATATAGCAAAGACCCACAAGTATCTATTAGCCAATCTGCACCATTGCCATTGCAGGTTAATAGTATAATAGCGGAGGTTTCGTTTTAGATGTTTAGTTTTTTAGCAGGTATTAATCCTATAATTGGTTTTGCAGGTTCGCTTATTAGTGCAAAACAAAGTAGAGATGCAGGTCGTGAACAGCAAGCACAGTATGATAGGGAATCAAAAGAATATAGGCAGGCACAGCAATCTAATGCTTTGGAAGCGGCAGATAATCATTTAAGAAGGTTAGCTGATTTACAAAGTGTAATTGATACTAATATAGCTATTTCATCTATTTTAGGAAGAGATGCTAGTGATAGGTCATTAAAAGCATTAAAAGAAAAAACAAAAAGAATGGCTGAAGAAGATATGAATATCTCAGATTTTCAATACTTTGTTCAAGGTCAGAGATACGGAGACTTAGCAAAAGAATCTACACGAAAAGGTATTGCGGCTAGGCAAGCGGCAAACATGCAAGCTATGTCTACTGTCTTTAACGGACTAACAAACTTTTCTAAGGTAAGATAATGGCTGAACTTTTAAGAGGCAAACGTCAAGTAGGTAGAAGAACTATCGGAGTAAACCGAGCAGACATGAGCGTTGCAGGTTCAAAGCAAACTATGGCAAATGTAGCAATGAACTTCTCTAATGCGGCTTACAAAGCGGCGGCAGAAAATTCTCAAAGAGATGCTAAAAGAGATGCCCTATCTTTAACAGCAAAAGAATTAGTTGTTCAGGACCCAGTTACAGGTAAATACAGAAATACTTTAAAAGATATTATAGGTAGTGCTAAAGAACGTAGAGGCACAGTTTATCAGGATACATTTGAACCCTATGTTAATAAAAGGGCAATGAATCTTTTTGAGATAGAATTAAAAGGAAAATCTCAAGAACTATCTATTGCTAATAGAGCCAATCCTCAAGGCTATGAACAGTCTATGACATCTTATCTTGAGTCTGCTTTTCAAAACTTTGATGGGGAACAGCAAGGAGCATTAAGTGAAATAGGTTTTGCTATTATAGCACAGGGTAAAGCTGTAGCTATAGATGAAGCAAATAGATTAGCACAAAAAGAAAGAGAAGTTCTTTTAAGTGATACTGTTAGTAAAATGTCTGACTCTATATTGGGATTTGTTTCACAAGCTAGTTTGGATTTTTCTACTGAAAATATAGGAAACCTTTTAACTACTGAACTTCCAGAACTTATTGAAGAAACTATTAGTAATAATAGAAAATTATTTAAAGATTTAGGTGTAGGTCAGGAAAGAATATTAAATGAAACTTTATTGTCCGAACAGTTCTTAGCATCTGCTAATGCGGAAATTGCAAAAAGAATATTAGGTTCTATTGATGGAAATGTAAGTATTGCAAGAGATGAAGTTCAACAAGCTATTTACCAAAACAGACCAGATATGTTTCCTACTGGAACTATAAGTGTTGATGGAAATGAGGTTAATATACAAGAAGCATTTGCCTCTATACTTAAAACTGCAAATAAAACAAATTCGAGAGATGCTTTATTAAAGTCTGTAAATCAATCAGACACCCTTATGGATGCTCTTGAAGCTGAAGAAAGAAGTTTAAAAAATAGACAAGAAGTAGAGTCTAATGATGAAGAGACTAGAAATGCTTATGCTGATATAGAAACTTTTACAGGAATTGCAGAGCAAATAGAAATTAATTTAGAGTCAGCACAATCTGTTCAAGATATAGCAAGTTCAGCTAGAGATATAAAAGATTTAATAAACGAAATGGAAGTTGCTAATAATACAAGAATAGGAACTACTAACGCATTAAGGCTTACTCAAGATAAATTTAATAACTTTAGAAATGAACTGCACAATAGTTTAGCTACAAACATTACAAGAGTAATGGCTAAATCAAATGTTAGTGGTGATGGTATTAAACTTGCCGCACTTGTTTTAAATAATAATGGTGAAGTTCCTGAGTTTAGGGCAAAAGATTTTAAGGCTTTGCCAAAGGCAGTTCAGCAATTAGCAAAAAATAAAGATATTCAAGATTTATCTCAAGATGCTAGATATAAAATTTCTGAAAGAATTGGTGCTTTAGGTATTGATATAGACCAAGGTATTAGTACAGGAACAGATTATGTAGGTCAAATACTTACTTCTTTTAATACTGGCGGTCATGGTCAGGGTTGGTCAGAAAAACATTTAGATGCTCTTAATAATCATTTCCTTGAGTTAAGTGCTAATGATTTAAAGAATGATAAAATAGCTCCTCTCTTACAGAAAGGATATGAGAATGGTGATTTCTTCTTAGAATATAATCCTGAAGTTCATGGAGAAAGTGAATATTATAATAGAGTAGTTGACGCAGTACGAAAAGGTTTTGTGCCTTCTTCAGTTAAAAACTCTATTAAAGCATCTTTCTTAGGAGGTCGGTCATCTACACCTGAAAAAATTTATAATGCTATTCAGTTTATAAATAGAACATATTCACAAAATCAAAGCGGTGGTAGATACCACTCTTGGAATGATGATGGAGATATGAAAGATACCATGAGAAAGTATCATGCTGTTAATAGTATAACTAAAATTTATGGGGATGATAAAAGAACTTTTCCTGAAATAATTACTTTTATTAACAAAGCAGATAGTGCTGAAACGAGAAAATTAGCAGAGCAACATTATCCTAAGGGAAGTTTTGATGGATATGGTGGTTTTTTCCAAGATGTTTCTAATTTTAAAGGTGGCGATAAATCAGGATTTGCATTGTTAGAAGCGGTTGTCGACCATTATTTTCAAGGCAGTCCTGCGGCTAGGCATATTGTAGGTAATTCTATAGAATACTATGCAGTAGGTAGACAGGCAGTAGGAGGCAACAAACCAGATAATGTTATAAATTGGTTAAATGATTTAAAAGAAGAATTTTTTGTAGATTCATCTGGAACAGTACCAGTTATATCTTTACTTGATATGGATGCTTATAGCGGAGATGGTGATTCAATAAGTTATATGTCTTTAAATAAAATTCTTACTACTGATGAACAGAGACAGGCTTTTAATATATTCTCAGAATATGATGCAGATGAAGGAATTTATTCTGCAACAAAAGGCGAATGGTCATTCTTTCCAGAAAAGAAAGGTCGTGATGAAATTGAAGATTTGCCTGATATAGCTATACCTTTAACAGATACTACTGTTAATCCTTTAGGTTTGTTAAGTCGTGATGCAATATCCAGAGTTAAAGGTGGTCCTAAGAAAGCTATATTAGTTGCTCACGAAATAAGTGACACTTCAATGAATCGAACAGACTTAGGTTACACAGGCAATATACTATATATGGCTTATGGGATTGACGAGAATAATACTTTAGAGCCAATTTTTATTGAAGGTCCTGATGGGAATCCAATACATCTTCAATATCATATTAAAGATTTTCTAAACAGATTAAATGAGCCAGAGAATTAATGGAATATAGATTCGACAATTATGATGCAGATTGGACACAAGTTATTACTCCATTCTCTGATGGCAATTATCAACCTGACCCTACATTTTTTGAAACTGTTGGTGCTAGTTTAAGATACCAATGGTCGCCTTCATTTAACAAAATCAGAAGTGAATTTACAAAAGAGATAGACCATTCATATAACCCTTTACATGATATTCAGGGTTATGAAATGTATCAAGACGATTTGGTTCATGCAAAAAGCAAATCTCACATGAATGAACTTAAACGTCAGATTGATGGATACGAGGACAATAGAAAAATTCTTCATAATTCTAGTCTCTTTGCACAATTTGGTGCGGCATTGTTTGACCCAATTAACCTTATTGCCTTACCTCTCGGTGGTCCTGCTTATGGAATAGGCAGGTCTTTTCTTAGAGCAGGTCTTGGTGTTGCAGGTGGACAAGCTGTAGCTGAAACATTACGGCATCCATTTGACCCTACTTCTACTTGGGGAGAGGTTGGTTTAAATATAGGTGCGGCAGGAGTTCTTGGTGGAGCAATAGGTTCTTTAGTTTCTGTACCTATTACAATACGAACAAATGCAATGTTAAGAACTGAACAGGAGTTGCGTGAGTTTGCAGGTCAAATAACAGATACTATACCTCAAACACATATAGGTCTTTTAAAACAAAACGAAAATCCTATGAGAACTTTCGGTAAAGCCTCAGAAGATGACTTAGTTAGAATTGAATCAAACATGAGAGGTAATGATACTCCTTCAGCTTATGAGGCTATAGAGCAAATAAGAATAGAAAGAGCCATGAGAGAGGTTGAGAAAACACTTCCTGAAAAATGGCAACCTTATGATTTGGTAGAAAATGCCTTTACTAATTCTTGGATTTATAAAGCTATGCCGACTCCAATAAAAGTAACATTACAAGGTAATTATCTTCAGAGTCAAAAGAAAGCTATATTAGATATAGCAGGTGATTTAGGTACAATGATAGGAATTAATAAATATGGTGGGAAATCTGATACACCTGTATTTATAGAAGCGTCTACATACGAAGGAGAATGGGTTGGTTCGTATAAAAAGTTATTAGAATTATACGGAGAGGCAACAGGAAAAGGTGTACCTACAGAAACTAAAATGGATTTATTCTTTTTTAGAAAAGAGTTTGACGAATTTGTTTCTGATTTGAGTACAAAAAGGATGCGTCAAGATGCTGATGGTGTTGTTGATGAACTTACAGATATAGACAAAAGAGGCATAAAAATACTTGATGACTTCTTTGACCCTTGGGGTAATAGGCTTGAGGAACAAGATTTAATAATAAGAAATATTGACCAAGTTGATAGGCAATTAGCAAGACTAGATACTGAATTAAGGTCAGTTAAAAGAAATCAGGATACCAATAATAGAATCGCAAATGGATTTGAAAAAGAATATATTATTAAATTAGAAAAAGATATTGAGTCTTTAAAAAGAACTAGAACAGCATTTTCAAGTGATGACCCTTCTATGGCTACAATGACAGGAAGATATGCTAGAAGAAGAGAAAGGTTTTATCCTAGAATATGGGATAGACAATATATTCTTGAAAATAGGGCTGAGTTAGAAGGTATATTTAGAAATCATTATAGGCAACATCCTTTTATATTTAGGTATGACCCTCAAGAAAAACAATACATTCAAAAAAGATTAAGGACAGACGACAATAGTATTAATGAAAGAGTTAAGGAAACTATTGATAATATATTAGGAGATGAAAACCCTGTAACTACAGAAAATATTTCCTTTGGTCATGGTCAATCTAATCACCTTAAACATAGATTAGTTGATATTCCTAACCATATTGTTTCTGATTTTATTATAAAAGACCCTGTTAAATTAATGATGGGATATACCAATAGAGTTGCTTCTCAGTATTCTTTTGCCAAGAAATTTGGAGAAACAGACTTTGATAATGTTTTATTAAAGTTGCAAATAGAAGGAGCAAAAGCAGGTCAGTCAGTTAGGCAATTAAGAAAATATGGTAAGAATCTTAGGCACAGTTATGACAGAGTTGTAGGTCATGTTACTAGAAGTCCTATGGCTTTTAATCAAAGAGCCGCACAAGTAATGAAAGACCTAGCCACTCTTAACTATTTAGGTTCGGCAGGGTTTTCCACGCTACCAGATGCGGCAGTTGTGATGATGCAAAATGAATTAAAACCATTATTTAAACAAGTGTTCCATGTATTAGATAATCACAAGGTTCGTTTAAATGCAATGGAAGGGCAATTAGGCGGTGAAATGTTAGAAATTCTTAAAGGTGATGTAATGCTTCGCCTTGTTGAAGAAACTATGAATAACCCATTTCAAGGAGGAACTTATCAAAAAGTTCGTGGAAGAGTTATGAATGGTTATTTCATTGCTAACTTATTAGGACCAATGACAGGAATATTTAAACGTATGTCCTCAATGGCTAATGTTCATACAATACTTGCGGCATCAAAAAGATTAGCCTCAGGTAATGTGTCTGTAAAAGATAAACAATATTTAGCTAGACTTGGTATATCAAAAGAAGATGCTATTAAATTTACTCAACAACCTATTGAAGCTGAGAATGGTGTAAACTTTTTAAACTCTACAGCATGGACAGATAAAGATTCTTTGTTTAAATTTAGGACAGCCCTTAATTCTTCAATCAAACATCAAGTTTTAATGGGAACTCCTGCTGATAAACCTATTATGGTAGATGGAGTTTTTTATGTACCTATGCACGTTGCTCGGCATATTCCTTATTTAAGGGAAGATAGTATTTATAAAGGATATGCTAGAATTGAAAACGGATTACTTGGTATGCCTTTCCAATTTTATTCATATTCTCTTGCGGCTCTAAATAAAGTTACAGTTCTTTACACACAAGGACAGGTTAGAAATAGACTCACAGGTATAATTAGTGCAATGGGATTAGCCTATATGGGTATGCAATTAAAATACAGAAACAACCCTTGGATTTTAGATAATATGTCTATTGAAGATAAAATAGCTAGGTCGTTTGATATGTCTGGATTAGGAGCAATTTATTCAGATATGTTTTATAAAGCTATGGCAACATCAATAGCATTAGGTGGTCCAAATATAGGTGGTGGAATTGTTAATCCTAAATTTCCTCCACAAACTGACACACCTATATTAGATACTACTACAGGTATATTGGGTGCAGGAGCAAGTATAACTACAGATTTAACTAAAGCGGCAGGTAAGTTTCTTGCAGGTGATACAGGCGAAGGAGCAAAAGAATTTATTAGAAATCTTCCTCTCATGCGTTTATGGTTTTTAAAAGAATTGACAAATGACATGACAAGAGCGATTGCAAGTGGTAATAGATACTAAGGGGTACAAGACATGACAATAAATGTTTCAGACAATACACCAAGAAAGAGTTATACTCTTAATCAGGGAGCAAGCTCTCAAAGTGCTTTTGAAGTAGACTTTGAGTTCTTTGCTGATGCAGACTTAAATGTGTACGTTAATGATGTTAAGAAAACATTAACTACTCATTACACTACTTCTGCTAACTCAGATAATGATGCGTCTCATGTTTCAGGTAGCACAGGTTATATACATTTTACTACTGGTAATGCAGTTGACCCATCATCTGCGGCACAAGTTGTAGTTATAACAAGGTCTATTGCGTTAGACAGAACAACGGACTTTCCTGCTTCTGGTGCTTTTAACATTGGAACACTAAATACAGAGTTAGATAGATTGGTTGCTATTCATGCAGACGTTGCGGATACTTCTTCAAGAGGTGTTCGATTACAAGATTCAGATAGTGCAGTATCAATGGAATTACCTTTAAAAGCAGATAGATTAGATAAAGTTTTAGGTTTTCATTCTTCTACTGGTGTACCTCAAGCTGTATCACAATTAACTACAGCAAGTGTTGCCGCTACAAATACTCTTACAGTAGGTGCTTCTGCAACTGCTTCTGTTGCTGTTACTAACAACAATGCCGCTTTTACATTTGGTTTACCAACTGGTGCGACTGGTGCCACTGGTGCAACAGGCCCTATAGGTATTGGTATTCCTATGACATGGGATACAGATACAAGTGATGCAGATAGTGGTGCAGGTAAAATTTATGGAAACAATGGAACAATAGCTTCAATATCTGTTTTATATGTAGATGATGTAGATGATAATTCAGTAAATATAGCTACTTATGTTCAGTCATGGGATGATGCTGTAAATGCAATAGCTAGAGGTTATATATTTATAGTAAAAGAAGGTGCGTCTGATGTATATGCAGTTTTTAAAGTTTCAGGTGCAGTTACAGATGCAAGTGGTTATAATAAAGTAGCTGTTACTCATGTGGTATCTAATGGTACTTTTTCTGATGGCATGGGTGTTAGTGTTTCATTTGCTCAATCTGGTGCGGATGGTTCTAATGAGTTTGTTTTAAGTGATGGCTCTACTACACAATCTATTGCTAGTGGAAATACATTAACAATAACAAGCGGTGAAGGTATTGATGCTACTGTATCAGCTACAGATACCTTAACTATTGCAGGTGAAGATGCGTCAACAAGTAATAAAGGTATAGCTTCATTTCATTCAGATAACTTTGCAGTATCGAGTGGAGCAGTAACGATAAAGGATGGTGGAGTAAATCTTACTGCTGAAGTTACTGGAACATTACCTTTAGCGAATGGCGGTACTGGTGCAACAACCCTTGCAGGAGCAAACATTGTCGCAACAAACGCACAGAATACATTCACAAAAGCACAATTACCTAGCACTTATACTGCGGCACTTTCTGCAACAAGTGGTGTGCTTGATTATGACACCTACCAAAATTTTATAATTACTCTGGCAAGTGGCCAAAATACTTTAGCGGCTCCTACTACTGAGGGTTCTCAAATTGGACAAACTGGAGTGATTGTATTCATTCAGCCAAGTTCATCTTCAGCAGGCACAGTTTCACTACATGACGATTACGAAAGTATAAATGGTGGTGGCTTAACTTTATCTTCAACCAACAATCAATATGATGTTGTGCCTTATTTTATTAAAGCAGACAACAGTATTTTGCTTGGTAGTCCTTCAAAGGCTTTTTCATAATGGTTAACTTTTCCTCAGAAAAATGGTTTTCTGAATCTAGCTTTTATCCGTATGAGATAAGTTCTTCATGTCGTTTTAATACTAGCCAATCATCATGTATGGAAAAAACATTCTCAGGTGCAGGCAATAGAAAAGTATTTACATTTTCAACTTGGGTAAAGTTAGCGTCAGGGTCAAACAGTAAATCGTTTTTTACAGCAGGAGCAGACGCACAAAATAAAACTGAGTGTGGTATGCAAAGTGGAGCATTAAGGTTTGAAAATGAAGTTTCTAATGACAGAGATTTAAAGGATACAAAGGCAATATTAAAAGATAGAAGTGCATGGTATCATCTTGTTTATGCTATAGATTTAACGCAAAGCACAAATAATGACAAAGTTAAGATGTATATAAATGGTGTATTGCAAACAGAATTTGGCTCAGAAGATGACACATTCGCAAATGTTGATAGTAACATTAATGCGGCGGCAACACATTACATTGGGAAAAGAGGTTATAATGGAACAAGATACCATGATGGCTATATGGCAGAGACACATTTTATTGATGGCACACAATTAACGGCTGACTCGTTTGGAGAAGAAAAAGAAGATGTTTGGATTCCAAAAAAATATACTGGTTCTTACGGAACAAATGGTTTTTATTTAAAGTTTGACCAAACTGGAAGTGGTACTCCTTCTTCAACAACGAGAGGTGCAGATAGTAGTGGAAATGGGCATCACTTTACTACAAGTGCAGTAAATGCGGCAGATTGCAATAGACCAGACACACCTACAAATAATTTTTGTACTATGAACCCACTAGCACTAAGCAATACTGGAGCGGCAGACTTTTCAATAGGCGATACATTAATCACTCTCGCAGACAATGAAGAAGCGTTTGGTAGTTTTGGAGTTTCGTCAGGTAAGTGGTATTGGGAAGTTGACCATCAATCTTCAGCAAGTAGTAATGATAAACTTGGGATAGGCATAGCAGACGCAGATAATCCAAACAATAATGAGCAAGTTAATTATGGTCATCAGGCAACGACTTGGGGAGTTGGCGATATAATTGGTGTCGCAGTAAATGTTGATGACGAAGAAATAACATTTTATAAAAATAATACAGCTATTGAAACAGACACAGATTGGTCTAGCAAAGGGTGGACAACTATTGTCCCCTTTCTTACTTCAGCAAATTCAGCAGGAAATGAAGTAGCCATGATTAATTTTGGAGGAGATAGTTCTTTTAATACTAATAAAACCGCACAAGGAAACACAGACGAAAATGGGCATGGAGATTTCTACTACACACCTCCGTCTGGCTTCCTCGCATTATGTGCAAAAAATCTTCCAGAACCAACAATTAGTCCATTTGGAAATGAAAATCCATCTGACTATCAGCTTACAAAAAGATGGACAGGAAGTGGTTCAGAAAAATCTATAACTACAACTTTTCAACCTGATTGGGTATGGATAAAGCATAGAGATGGAACAAAAGACCATAGACTTTTTGATAGTGTTAGAGGTGCAAATAAAAGACTTTCTTCACAAGCCACATCAGCAGAAACTGATATGACACAAGGTCTTAAATCTTTTGATTCGACTGGTTTTACTCTTGGAACTGCGGCTAGTGTTAATACAAGTTCTGATACCTATGTGGGTTGGGCTTGGAAAGCAGGTACTGCATTTTCTAATGACGCTTCAGCTACAGGTGTAGGTACAATAGATAGTACTGGTTCTGTTAGTACTAAGGCAGGGTTTAGTATTATTAGTTATACTGGTACTGGTTCAAATGGAACAGTGGCTCATGGATTAGAAGCTGTTCCAAAGATGATTATAGTTAAAGGTAGAACAAACACTTATGATTGGATTGTTTGGCACAACACATTTAACGCATCTGAACGATTAAGATTAAATACAACAGATGACAAAGAAGCAGGAAATTGGAATACGCTTCCCACCTCATCTGTATTTGGTTTAGGTACACACTTAAATATAAATCAATCTGGTGATGATTTCATAGCATATGTTTTTGCAGAAGTTGAATCTTATTCGAAGTATGGCTCATATTCGGGAAATGGAAGTTCAAATGGGCCATTTATTTTTACTGGTTTTCGGCCTGCGTGGCTAATGGTAAAACGCACAGATTCAACAACAAGTTGGTACATCTATGACAACAAAAGAGATAACATAAATTTAGCAGGAACACTTTTGCAAGCTGACAATGATGCGGCAGAGGCAGAATCAACAACAAATGCTTTTGATTTTTATTCAAATGGTTTCAAAGCAAGGGGTACTGGAGGTACAGTAAATGCGAGTGGAGGAACATTTATTTACATGGCTTTTGCTGAAATGCCTTTTAAGTATGCTAACGGAAGGTGATAGGAGGACATAATGGTTTGGAAATATAAATCGCGAGAGATATCAGGTGGTAGGTCGTGGAAAGATGATGACGGCTTTACACATCCTTACAACTGGATGACTTGGGATGATGCTACAAAGAAAGCCAAAGGTTTAACTTGGACAGATGACCCTGCGCCCTATGACAATAAATTCTATTGGGGTTGGTCAGCAGATGGTAAAACCCTCATTGAAAGAAAACTAGCTGATGAAGATGCAAAAGATGAAGATGGGAACTTGCTCAAAGATGATGATGGCAACCAAATTATCAATGAAGGGTTAAAAACTATCTGGGTGCGTAAAACAAAAGAGTCAGCTAACGGCAGGCTTCAAGCTACTGATTGGTATGTTACTAGAAAAGCAGAGGCAGGAACGGCAATTCCTAATGGAACTTCTACCTATAGAACAGCAGTAAGAACGGCATCAAAAACGATTGAAGATAAAATAAATGCTTGCTCTAATTTATCCGCTTTCAAGGCATTGTTTGATACACCAGTCGATAGTGATGGAAACCCTACTGGCAATGCTCCTATCTACGATTGGCCTAAAGAATGAGTAAACCAACTCTAAACTCTCTTGATACACGCACAGCTAAACTTGAAACTGAAACCAGTATTCAATTTAAAGATTTGTTTAATCGTGTTAAGCGACTTGAATCTATCATGCTTGCTTCTACTGGTGCTACTCTCCTTTTATTAATAAGTATAGTTATACGGATGTAAGATGGACCCTCTTACTATAAGTGCGGCTATCTCAACTGCGACTGCCGCATTTGGGGGTATTAAAAAAGCGTTCATGGCAGGTAGAGAACTTGAGGCTATGACTCAAGACTTATCTAAATGGATGGGTGCTGTATCTGATGTAGCTAACATAGAGAAAAGAGCAAAGAATCCCTCTATGTTTAACAAAGTTTTTAATGGACAGAGCATAGAGCAAGAAGCTATCGAAGCATTTGCGGCTAAGAAAAAACTTGACCAACAAAGAGATGAGCTTAAAACTTTCATTATGTTTACACACGGAACAAAAGCATGGGATGAATTAATTCAAATGGAGGGACAAATCCGTAAGCGTAGACAGAAGGAAGTTTATGAAGCACAAGAGCGTAAAGAAAAAATTATATTCTGGACTGTTATCATCTGTACCTTTGGTATCGGCTTTGTTGTCCTCTCTGCTTTTGCTTATGGTCTCTTCTTGCTTGACAGAAGCACATGAACATTACTACAGACCCACATTAGATAATGGTGGATATACTATATGTAGACTAAAGAAAGTTGAAAAAGTACATGAATCATTTAGAGGAAAAACAACAAGACAATACTGGTGTTTATACGAAGGAGCAAACAATAGTGGGGGAATCGAAATCATGGAGAGCATTGACGCTTGCCCTCGTCAAATCGTATGTCTCTACGAACCAAGAGAAAAAAGAATCACAGTTAAAGACTTATTAAACTCAATGAAGGAGGCGTTTAAATAATGGCTGAAGTTACAATGGAAAGATTCTTGAGGTGGAAAATACTACCTCGCTTAATGATGATAGCAATTACTATCATGTGTTTTCAAGTTACTCTCTGGATGATGAGTTTAGAAAATCCTACTATTGAGCAATCTGGTTTTTGTTCAGTTGTGTTTGGTTGCTTTAGTGCTTGCTTCTCTCTTTGGTTAGGAAGTGAAAAGAAATAATGCTTTGGGGTTATATACATTATTGGGAGTTGTGGCTTGTATTAATGATAACTGCCAACACTACAATTAATTACATTCGCTTGAGAGTTGAAAGAAAAAAAAATAATAGTATTATAAAATAAAAAGGAGATTGCTATGCCATCTGGGAAAGGAACTTACGGAAGTAAGAAAGGTAGACCACCTAAGAAACCAATAAAGAAACCTAAATGATAGGTACACTACTTACATCAGTTAGTTCTTTAGCTTCTTCTTATCTTGAGGGTAAGACTGCTATTCAAAAAGCAGAAGCTACTATTAAGATGAAAGAAGCTACTGGAGAAATTGATTGGGATTTGGCGGCAATGAGAGCTAGTCAATCTTCTTGGAAAGATGAATGGTTAACTATACTTTTTTCTATACCTTTGGTATTATGTTTTTGTGGCGAGTGGGGTAGGCAAATAGTAACTGACGGCTTCCTTGCACTCTCTGGGATGCCGACTTGGTATCAGGTAAGTTTGGGCAGTATTGTAGCGGCATCATTCGCCACACGAAGTGCTAAGAAATTTTTCAATCCAATAGGGAAAAAGAAATGACATTCAGATTATCAAACAGAAGTGTAGAAAGATTAGAAGGGGTTAACCCAGTTCTTGTAGATATAGTAAACCTGGCTATTAAAAAAACAAAAGTAGATTTTGGAGTTTCATGTGGGGTGAGAACTTTAGATACTCAAAAGAAATTAGTTGAGTCTGGTAAGTCTCAGACTATGAACAGTTATCATTTACTTCAGGATGACATGACAAGTTGGGCAGTAGACTTGGTTGCTTATATAGATGGCAATGTATGTTGGGAAGTAAATGTATATGATGATGTTGCTGACGCTATGCAGTCTGCATCTAAAGAAATAGATACAAAAGGTTTCCGTCTTAGATGGGGTGGTGCTTGGTCTGTTTCTGATTTAGCTAAGTGGGATAAAAGTATGGAAGAGGCATACCTATCATACATAGACTACAAACGTAAATTAAATCAAAGACCTTTTTTTGACGGACCTCACTTTGAACTCAACAAGTGAAGCTCCTCTTCAGTTAAGTTTAGGCTTTGAAGAATCTGTAGACGAGATACCTTTTGAGTCTGCTCCTCCTGAACAATGGCTTTATCTTTTGTTCTGTGAAACAGTTGAGAACACGGAGAGCAATAGTAATTCTTCTTAGTTTTTACTATTGCTGAGTCTCCACACCTAGAACACTTCCATTTATTAATTATTACTTGTTGCTTTTCCATTTAGTTTCCTTTTAAAAATAAATTTTACCCATACAGTTTATTTTCTTTTTAAGTTTCTGTATCATCTTTTCTTTCTGAGAATTATCTTTCAATAATTTTTTAATCACAGAGTTCAAAGAATCTATCTCATATTTAATTGCTCTATCTACACCAGAATAAACGGAGTCCATTCTATCTGCTATATCTACTATTATTTTTTGTTTTTTTGCCATTTAGATTTCATCCTCTCCCATTCTTCATTTAATATATCTACATGACGCTCAATCTCTGGGTTGTTGATACGCTCTCCGCATTTACATCTAATGTTTTTAAATTGTATGTGACCTAAATGGTGCATCATTTTACAATGAGGGCATTGGATTATTACTCTGCCCTTCTGGTCTTGCCCATGAAATATTCTACTCAATCTAACATTCTTCCATTCTTTTCTACTAAGTCATCTAACCATTTCTGTATAGATTCAGTAGTCCAAACCACTCTCTTTTTCCCTAGCTTAATTGATTGAGGAAATGTTCCTTCTTTCATTTGCAAATAAATAGTTCCTCTAGCTAAACCAGTTATATTCATAACTTCTTCAAAAGAATAAAGGTTAGGCTTTGAAGAGTAATGTTCATGCACGGCTATCAATTCTTCAAATTCATTTTTAAGTTTTTCTTTAAACTTTTTATTTTCAAATAAAGCATGCACCAAAGTAGATACTATATAATTGCTTTGCTTTTCTTCTGTATTAAACCCATCCATATTAAATTTCCTCGTTTTTTTCTAATTTCCTCAGGAACTTTGGTCTGTCTGGAGGGAGTTTGATATACCTATATCTTTCATAACAGTTCCCTTCCAAACGACCATAGTTTAAATGCTCCACCATTTGTACACACAAGTCTCTATCTGTAAACTCTACGGCTACAATCTGTAGGCTAGATGTTATAAGTACAGCAATGTATGTGATAAATGTCATGGTTTGTTGGCAAGGTGGATAGGTGGAGAGATACCACCTTGCCTATCTTTAGGGAGAAAGATATTTTAGAAGGGTACTTCATCATCATCTTTGTCGTCAATAGAAGTTTCTAAATTATGAACATTTGTTTCGTCTTTTGGTGGAAACTGTTTCTTCTCCTCTATCTTCATTGAAAGAACTGTACCTCTAGCAGTTTCTTTTACCCAACATGCTATTCTCATTTGCCCTCTATCTGTAGATATAGGACCAGTAAATTGAGGTGCGTTCTCATTCTCGCTATCGTTTTCATATAGCCTGCCAACCTTTGCATAGAGTTCTCTATGCTCATTGCCATCAGGATAAGTTTCTTTTACGAGAATAATTCTTTTATCAAAACTATTATCGTTCCACTTACCTGCACCTACAAGTTTGGCTTTCTCAGGCTCTATAGTAAATATAGCGGCAGTATTTGTATTATCGTATTCAGGCATTTTCCCTCCTTAAAATGGGTTGTCATTACTTTTCTTGTCGTCAGCGACATACTTACTTCCATCTTGCTTGCCTAAGAAGATGTTAGCATCACAACCAAGATGTGATAGTGCTTTAGTTAAAGCATCTGTCATTGCCATCTTGGCGGCTTCTTCGTTTGGTCTTTTCATACCATCAGTCATAAGAGTTCTTGAACCTCCTACTGGTCCATAGCTAAACTTATTGTTCCAATCATGTATTCCAGAAATAGTAGCAGTCCACCATATTGTAACTTTAGCTATAACTACAACAGTTGTACCTGCCGTTGGATAATCATAATCTACTTCGTATCCCCAACCTTTACCTACTGGACCAAAAGTTTCTGTCATCTTTTGTATCTGGTATTGTGGGTCTATTGATGTAAACTTTCTTGCACCAAATGATACTGACTTCAGGTGTCTTGGGTCAGACTTACAAATTCTATTCCAGTAAGTCATGTTATCTTTCTTTTCTAAAGACACTTCTAAATCTACATCTCTTGGTTGTTTCTTTTTAGTTTCATTCATCACTCTCTCCTTTAATTGTGATTCGGATTGCTCCTCGTTTATCTTTCTTGAGGCTTATCTTATCATTATAAACCTCTCTCTCTTGCTCACCAATAAGAGTTTTAATTTCTTTCTTGGTTGCCTCAAACTCTTTAGCTGAACTCTCTTGCTTTATATATTTAGCAGAGAGTTCGCTAAAGTAGTTGTTCCCACTCATATCTTTAGCCACTAGCTTATCTATAGCTATAGCATCTAGCTTTTTCTCAGGTTCAAACTGCCCTTCTCTATCTTCTGGTTCTCTATCTTCTGTTACAAATTGCCAGAACTTAGAACATTCTGTTATTACTTCTTTCTGGTATTTATAGTCAGGTGCTACATGAACACACTCCCATCTATTGTTTCCAAATATGTTTGAGAAGTACATGCCATCTATTCTGCTATGGGTATATCTTTCTCCCATTAAGTATAAATAGAATTGAAGTTGTGGCATATATCTAACAAGTTGCTTGTCCATTGTGTTGAACTGATGAGTATGCTTACACTCTATACCTGCATAATTGTTATCATCTGTATGTATAAGACCATCAACATGACCACGAAAGAAGCCAGATATAAACTCACAAAACTTTGAATCAAATGGGGATAGCATTGTATAGTTTTTATAAAACCATTGTAAGTTAAATGGCTCAGACATTACTCCCATCTGTACTGCAAAGTTATCTGATAAATCTTCTGGTTCTACTCTTCCAGTTTTTTCTAGCCAGAGTTGGTGCCAGTCACCATTCATAATTCTAACGGCATCACTACCGCCTAAGAAACCTTTACGTTCCATCTCTCTCTCCTTTGTTGTGTTAGGGTAGACCGAGCAAATGTTTTACACAGGCATGGTAAAATATAAATCTACCCTAACTATTTAAACTTCTATTGCATAAATGCAACGAAGTCAATCTATTGATTTTGCAACCTCTTCAATTTTCTTACGCAAAGAAGTTCTAAAATTATAAGATGTTCTAAACTGATTAACGAAATCCACAAGGAATGGAAATCGTGGTGCTATATCTGATTTAATAGGAATAATTTTAATAGAGTACGAGACACAATCAGCAGGAAATTGTGTTAAATTCTCTGCTAGCAATTCAATTCTTCTATGCCTAGACTTATTATCCTCTCCGTAAGGGTGTTGTAAGAGGAATTGTAGGTCCGTGAGCTGTGTGTAAAGGCTTTCTTTACGTTGAGGTACCAGATAACTTTTAACAAGCCTCCACGCCTCAATTATAGCCTCTCTATTATTTGACTCAAACTTGATTGTGTTCTTCGTTGATAAGAATTTTACTTTAGGTATATCATTTATCATATCTTTGAGTATCCTATCGTTCTCATAGGGTGGTTTAACAAACACTTCAGTTAGTTGTGAAATGATTTTATTTTTTTCCGCAGGTAAAATCATTGGCTCTTCTATGCCACCTTCTTTTCTTATAGGTGTAACATTATTCCATTGTATCTTTTTCATTTCTCTCTCCTAGTTCAAAAGGCAATCCATTTTTTTCATCAATCTCTCCTAGTAATTCTTTATAATGTTTACGAAGATATTTTTGATGAGACTCTAGTAAATCATTTGCAAGATGTTTGCCTAACTTTTTCCATAGTCTTTCGAATACATCCCCATCAATAATAAGGCAGGTCTTAGGTTTACCTACCTTTCTTTTGAAGAAAGCTATGTCTCTTCCTTCAAGCACAGAGAACGCATTGGGGAAACTAGATGCGTCTCTGTACTTTATCTCTGTAATTAATTTTTCATCTAATACATCTACAACTAAGTCGCCTGAGTATTCACCACCTAACGAACCGCTAAGTGGTTGTTTCTTAACAGAAAAACCTAGTTCAGTTAACCATTTAAGAAACCATCTTTCATGATAGCTTCCTTTTATTTTGCTTTTGCTTGGCATTAGTCTCTCTCCTTTTGCCTTTAGCTAATTGTCTAATAGCTTTATCTACTTTCATTGCAGTAGAATACCTTAACTCTGTTCCTCTTAAACTTCTGTAATAGGTAGAGTAAGGTATTCCTGCAAATTCAAATGCCTTAGGTAGCGGCACTCCTCTCGCTTTCGAATTGATTATCAGACTGTCCAGATATGTTTGCATACTCTTCTTCTACACTATCTTCTTGCACATTTGCAAGTGCATTATGCAATGCCTTGATAGTATCTCTTCCACGCTCTGTTATATCTATAACATCTTTGAAGAAGGTTGGGCATCTCTTAGCAGTAATCAACTCTCTTCTTTTAAGAACACTTAATACTCCATTAACTGTAGGGTGTTCCATATTTAGATGCTCCATAATCGTATGAACATTAGCTTGCCTCATTTGATTTTGGATAACTGCTATAGCTACAAGAACTAGCTTGGTATTATGACTTAGCTTGTCTAATAATTCCATTCTATATTTTTCATAGATATCAACCATGCTTCATCCCCTTTGCATTTAATAAAGTATCTTCTATACCTTTAGCAATCTCTGCTTGGATATTCATAGATACTTCCCATGCCTTTGATGCTTCAACAAAAAACTCTGCTTGTGCGATTGGGTTGCCATCATAAAGTATTTCTGAAGCAGACAAGGCGGCTTGTGGTGAATCAAACAGATGACCTATTTTATAGCCAAGTTCAGATGGGCTAAACTTTCTTGTAAATTCCACACTCATAATTCACTCTCCTCTCTTAATATATCTAGTTCATCATCTGGAAATGCAGGTTGAACATCATCTGGTATTATAAATTTAATATGAACTTGATTGTTTTGTATAGAGGATACAATGAAATCAAACTTATGTTTATCCTGAATACCTTCACATGCTCTTAATATCATTCTTATATTTCTTGATTGACTACTCATTCTATCTCTCCTCTATAATGATAACGAGCATACCTTGCTCCATCAAAAGGCACCAATTCTGTATCTATAGAATGGTTCTTTCTTAGATTAAGAATGATTGCGGCTAACCTAGTAGCCTTCCATCTTTCTATAGCTTCTAAAGATGTTATGCTTCCGTGTTCTTTAAGATGCTTGAGAACTAAAGATGTTTTAGTTATCTTTTTAAGACCAGTTTCACCTTCTCTAAGCTCGTACATATTTAATAAATGTTTACTCATTAGTCTCTCCTTCTATATCTATAAGTAAAATAAATTTAAGTTGATTGTTATCCTCATCAAATACATAACTCCATTGTTTCATAAGAGGATTGTGTTCACCTATCTGATTGTCTAACCAGTTATCTAGCTTATCCATAAACTGTAGCTTTCTGATTTCATTAGTCCTAGATAGCATTACTCTCTCCTTTTGCATGGCTTTGTGTCATGTAGAGGGAAGCATAGATAAGCCATGACACAAAACTCCATGCTTCCCTCATCTCTTATGCGTATGCTAACGCATCCTTTAACTGCTCAACTTTTAGATGCCTAGTAGTTGCATCATTTAATCTACCTACAACAGATTCGTTTCGCTTCCTGTCATTGTCTCCCTTAGGTGTATGGGTGGCCCAATGTGTAGCTGTGTTATAAGTAGCCCATTGATTGCCGCCTAGCATTGCTCTCTCTTTTTGCAACTGACCACAAACAATTTCTAATTGAACATCATTTGTTTTCGGCTTGCCTGATTTGGTTGGCATCCGACACAAATAACGTTCAAGTAATTCTTTAGCTGTTGTCTCATCTTGTTTAGATTCAATCATTCTTTTATATGTTTCTTCACTATTAACAAATGTGTCCATAGCTATCTTCAATTTCTCAGATGTATCAGCAACAGAAGCAGAGATAGTATGCTTAATTATATTCTCACTCAACCTCATGCCGTGTGTCATAGTATTAAGACAGAAGATTCTCTTTCCTTCTCCTGCCATTGCTAACTTCCATGTTCCATCATAAGAATTTCTAAAGTCTATAGTGTATCCAATGACATCACCAATCTGAGGTTCTATAGATACATCATCAAAGTATATCTGACCTCTTAGTTTTCTGCCTTCTTCAAACACTTCGATTGTTGTATATGTTTTTCCACAGTCTAGTTTCTCTACTGTTTCAAGTACACTATCTACAACAGACTCATGCTTTACTGGTACATATTTAGATTTATGAATACCAAGTGTCATGCCATTATCTTTTCTGACTAATGCCCTGCCCAATCTGGTTGGTATAGGTACACCATCAGCAGATAATTCTTTCCACTCATATCCAAAGTTATAGTCTGAACTATCACAAACATTATCAGCTTGTAGTAGTTTCTTATTGTAGACTGACCAATTAAAAGTTCCATCCATTTTTCTCTCCTTTTTATAGATGATATTATTATTGCACTTATGCAAACTATCAAATCATATAAGCACAATAATTGCAAGGTGTTTAAGCGAAGCGTACCTTGCAATTCTTGTGTGTTATGATTGATAGATTCATTCGTAGGTTAATTAATACCTATTTATTTACCTACAATCTGTGTCCGTTTTAATACCTATTTATTCGGACACAATTCTGTGCTGTTGCAGGAGGTAACTAAAGGCTAACTTTTCGTATGCCATTCGTTACTCAGCTACCTCCTTTGTAAGAAGATAATGAGGCCATACAAACTATTCTTAGATAGATTTATATGTATAGTACTTTCATTATCTCCTTACTTTATTTGGTTAAGATAACAGCACAAACCCTAACCAAATCCCTAATGTAAATACTCCTAGATATAGCACCCCTTCAAACAGCCACCATATCTTTCCGTCTGTTGAGAAATCAATCATTGGTTTTCTTAACTCTTGCTTTACAATTATCTTTCGTCTTTCATTTATAAAATCATTGAGTTCTGATTTAGGAATCAATTCTTCATTCATCTTATTTTACTCCAATCTATTTGTAGCCATACTCTAACACCCCCTGTTCGAGGCGGTGTCCTATTTTAACCCCCCATCCCCCTCTTATTCTAGGGGAAGGTTTAAGTTATAGACATAGCAGACATCAGCCTTACGGCTGACGTACACTTTTTACTACGAGTGTATCCACTCGCAGAAAAAAGTGTTCTGGAGAGTGATAGCACCCTCCAGAATTGCTTGACTTTACTCTGTGCTAAGAGGCTGTCTGTTCCATCTACTAAGGTACTCATTATAGGCTGAGTTCTTAGAGGGTGTGCGAGATTTCTTCTTACCATGAATATATTCTTCGCCTGACTCTTTCTTGTAGACTTCCTTTGCCGAAGTAAGAAGAGCCTCAAGGTCAGCTACTGAATCCTTCTTTACTTCCCAACGAGTGAAGAGATTTTCATGCTTCATGGACGCTTCACATCCTGCCTCTATGCAACGCTCTTCTTCCTTAAGCATATCAGATTCAATAGCGTCACGCTGGTCTTTGAAGTACTGAAGTTTCTCTGCAAATCCATAACAGATTGACTCTACAGTTCGGATTCGACCCCAAGGGTCTCGAACGGAATCTGCAAGAGCTTGAATTGTTTTTGTAAGATTGGGCATGATGCCCTCCTTTCTTTGCTGTTAAATTGTGACGCACCAATAGCAGGAGAAAAGAAAACCAAGTCCACAAGAATTGCGGAGGGTCCGCTCGCTCTTGCTCGCGAGTGGAAACCGTCATTCTTGTTGACATGGTTTTGCTCCTGCTATGGTGGGGAGGAATTTAACAACTGCAAAGAAAGGACGGTAGCGTGACCAGTCTTGCACAAAACAAGGCAAGCTCGCAGTCAGATTTCGTTCGTGACGCTTGGGCATTACAGTCGAATTACCTCCGAACTATTGGTAGATGTCATCTGTTGTGGATTTGTGGAGAAAGTTCATCTGTACTTCAACAGCGTGACGCTATTGGAGATGGTATGCTACTTTAAGGAAAAGAGTGGGGTATAGAGGCATGTGGAGCGTCATCTTTCATGAAGCATGACAATCTTGTAACCGTAGGGAAGTAAAGAATTCAGTAGCAGACCTGATGCTCTGATTCGGCAAAGGGAGTCTGCAAGAGATTGTCAGGCATATTTCATGGTAAGATGACATCTCCACACCCTCAGAACTTAACTTTATGGGCGTTAGTTGTATTAACACCTTGACATGCCAGTTTGCACGAGAGTAAAGTCCATTCTGGAGGTGCTAGCATGAACCAGAACACTCGTAATTTGACAGAAAAACAGGTGGCTTTAGTGGATACTCTCGTAGCAAACGCATGCACGATTAAAGAAGCGTCTCAGATTGCAGGATATGCAGAAGGTGAAAGCGGTAGAGTCAGTGCCAGTAAGGCTCTGAAGCAACCGCATGTACAGCAGTACCTCCTGCAATCTGTGGCTAACTCTTTAAGCATGCATGCTACGTCAGCCGTACAAAAGATAGTCTCCTTGTCAGGTGATGCCAGAAGCGAATACGTACAGCTAGAGGCAAGCAAGGACATTCTTGATAGGGTTGGCTTGAAGAGTCCTGACAAGCAAGTCCATCTTCATACGGCTGATGTCAAGGTGTCTATTGACCTCAGTTAACCTTCCCCTTCGACTTAGCCTGAGCTTGTTGCCTGACTTACAGCTCCGCTGTAATCTGGGCAAAAGCTCACTAAGTCAACCGCACATACGGAGTATGGGGGGTCAAAACTGTTACCGCCATTCCCTGTGAAGGTCTATCACTAACAATTTTGGAGAAAAAAAGCACGATGAAATACCTGAACACTTTGTATAAATATTTTTTATTAAGAGTTAAGAAGTTAGGCTCTCTTTTTAAAAGAAACATTGACAAACCTTCTACACCTCCAGTACAGATAAAGAGGGTTAAGAAAAAGCCTAAACAAACAAGGAGCAAATAAAATGGCGGCACCATTAATCGTAGCGATAAAAATTGGGGGTTTGATATTTAAAGTAGCACGCTCACCTGCGGCTCAGCTTTTAGCTAGGCAAGCTATTAGAAAAGGAGCGAGTATTGTTAAGAATCTTAGCAAGACTAATAGAACAAAAGCAAAGAACTTAACCTCAACTGTTGTTAAGAATATAGGCAAGACCAAAAAGGTAGTTAAGGATGTAGCACCTAAAGGAAAAGGGCAAGGTCAAAAAGTTAAGGATATAGTAAAGCAAAGAAAAGCTAAAGCTAGCAATCTTGACAAGCCTCCTGCACAGCTTACCCAAAGTCAACGAGAACTTATTTCCAATGTTAATCAAGGTAAAAAAGTTTCTTCTCAACAAATAAACAATCTTTTAACTAGATTTAAGATTGACCCTAAGGCAGTAGTTTCAAAAGGGAAAGGTCCTAAAGTAAAGAGAGGTTCTAAAACTTTATTAAAAGGTCCTAAACTTAAACAGAATGTTGGTAGGTCTGTAGGTAGGGGTAAGGTAGACCCAACAATTCAGGCAATGAAACGAATAGGATTAACAGCCGCAGGTATAGGAACTGTTCTTGCTATTAATGAGGTTGGCGATAGGATTAGAGAAAACAAAAGACCTAAGAAACTTACTGATGTAACTAGAGATGTTAGAAAGCAAGAGCCTGTTGGTAAAGGTAGATTAGCAGGTAGAGTTCCTTCTGATGATAAAGGCACTAGAGGAGAACTTCCTAGTTCTCAACTTGGTGCTAGAGTTACCACAAGAAGAGGTGGTGCAGGTCCATTTCCAAACAAACCTACTTCTACACCACCTAAATCTCCATCAGCTTTAAGTAGATTCCGAGATGCAGATAGAGGCTCTATGAAAAAACTAGCTGATAGAGCTTCGAAAAGATTTAAAGATGCAGATGCAGGTTCTATGCAAAAGCTGTCTGATAAGAAATTAGCAGATGCTATGCAGAGACTTAGAGATGCGGATAAAGCTACACAACCTTCTTCAAGAAGAGGTGGAGCAGGTAGATTCCCTAATAAACCTACTTCTACACCTACTAAATCAACTGTTAAGAGTTCAAATGTTTCTAGTTCAGAAGCAGGTAAGCAGAAAAAATTATTTGGTAGTAAAGGTTGGGGTTTAACTAAAGAAGCTCAAGCTAAATTACCTAAGTCTTTACAGAAGCTAGGCGTTGGTCAAACTAAAAAGACTGTTACTCTCTTTGGTAAGAAGTTTAATTTTGAAGCTCCTGACCCAAGAAAAAGGCGAAAGGCTTGGCATGGTGGTTGGGTTTATGACTAGGTTAAAATAAATGTCCTTTCTCCACAAGCTCTCTCCTGAAGAAAGGCGAATCCTTAGGGTGGTAATTAAGACTGTTCACCTTAAACACTACCCTAAGGATTTCATCACAGACTACGAAGCAGACAAGCTAATGGCTGTTATAGCACCAGAGGCATTGGAACACTTAAAGAAAACTGGAAAAGATTTTGGAGTAGCAGACCTATGAAGTACAAAAACGATACACTAATATTGCGTGGAATGGATAATGTTCTTTTTTTAAGATACGCATCTAAAATACAAAGAGCCTTAATGAGAAACCCAAACGATAAAGACTTAATTAAATTAGATAAATTTATTGCTAAAGAATATGGTAGAAGAGGTTTAGAAGGTTGATATATGACAACCTTTAAATACAAGCCAGACGGAGAAGTCTTAAAGGACTTTATGAAAGATAGTAGTTTTTTTCGTGGTATTCGTGGTCCTGTTGGTTCTGGCAAATCTGTTGCTTGTTGTGTGGAAGTATTTAGAAGAGCCTTAGAGCAAAAGCCTAATGAAGATGGTGTCAAACGAAGTAGATGGGCAGTCATCAGGAACACAAACCCACAACTTAGAACTACTACTATTAAAACTTGGTTGGATTGGTTTCCAGAAGATACTTGGGGAAAGTTTCATTGGTCAGTTCCCTACACTCACCACATCAAAAGAAATGATTTAGATATTGAAGTTATCTTTTTAGCACTTGATAGGCCAGAAGATGTAAAAAAACTACTCTCTCTTGAATTAACAGGGGTGTGGGTGAATGAAGCCAGAGAAATTCCAAAGAGCATTATTGATGCCGTAACAATGAGATGCGGAAGATTTCCTTCTATGCGAGAAGGTGGACCTAGTTGGTCTGGTGTTATCTGCGATACTAACGCTCCTGAAGAAGACCATTGGTGGGCGATTATGGCAGGTGATGTTCCCATACCAGACCACATTCCTAGAGAACAGGCTACCATGTTAATAAAGCCTGATAACTGGAACTTTTATACACAACCTTCTGCAATGATAGAAAAGAAGGGTGAAGATGGTATAATTGAAAGTTATTCAATGAATAAGAAAGCAGAGAATAAATCTAACATTCTCCCAACCTACTATCCTAATCTTATTAGGGGAAAGACTAAGAACTGGATAGATGTATATGTTATGAACAGATTGGGATTAATACAGGAAGGTAAGCCTGTATATCCTGAATTTTATCCAGAAACACATATAGCAAAAGAAGAAATTCCTATTGCTATAGGTGTTCCTCTCTATATTGGCATTGACTTTGGCCTTACTCCTTCTGCTGTATTTGGGCAGAAAGTAAGAGGCAGATGGTTAATACAAACAGAAATAGTAGCTATTGACATGGGTATAGTTCGGTTCGCTGAATTACTACGACAAGAGATAGCTACACGATTTGGCAACTTAGATGTTTACATCTATGGCGACCCTGCAGGAGACTTTAGGGCGCAAACGGATGAATCTACACCATTCCAAATATTAAGGGGTGCAGGGTTAAGAGCGACACCTGCTCCAAGTAATAGTGTGGATTTAAGATTAGAGTCCGTATCTTCTCAATTAAATAAAATGTCAGAAGGTATCCCTGCTTTTCTTGTAGATAGAAGATGCCCTACGTTAATTAAGGGGTTTGAAGGTGGCTATGCCTACAGAAAGTTACAGGTAAGTGGGGAACGATATGACACGAAACCTGATAAGAATATGTATTCCCATGTGCATGATGCCCTGCAATATTTGATGTTAGGAGCAGGGGAAGGGCGAAAACTTATGTCTGGACAGAAACCAGTTTCTGCATTTCATGCAAGAAAAGGCTTTGATATTTTTGCAAGAAAGCCTATACAGAAAATAAGAAGTTCAATTTGGTCACGAATGTAGGAGGATAAAATGTGTTTTGGAGGAAGGCGAACACCACCTGTTAAGGAAGATGAAATAAATACAACACAGGCAGATGAGATAAAAAAATCTGAAGAAAAAAAGATTAAAAGACGGCAAGAAGCCTTAGAGGAGAATATGGAGGAAACTCCAATTACTACAAGTTTCACTGGTATGGATGGAAAAAAGATAAGAAGAAAAAGAAGAGGTAGGGGTTCTCTTCTTACAAGTGGAAGTGGTGGCATGGGATATAGCAAAGGCTTATCCTACTTTAATTAATAAAAGGTAAGCTCATGGACTATGAAATGAAAAAGGCAGGTTCTGGTACTGAACTTGCGTCTTTGTATTTAAAAAGATACGAGAAAGCAAAGACAATAAGGCAGAAATGGGAAGGTCTTTTCCAAGAGTGTTACGAGTATGCACTACCTATGAGAGAAACATTTTATTCTCAAACTATAGGTGAAAGAAGAGATGACAAAATATTTGATGAAACTGCTGTTGTTGGTGTTCAGGAATTTGCATCAAGACTGCAATCAGGTCTAGTTCCTAACTTTGCAAGATGGGCTGACTTTACTTCAGGTAGTGAAATACCACCTGAACAAAGAGATGCTATTAATAATGAATTAGATGAAGTAACAGACTATGTGTTTGAAGTTCTTCAAAACTCTAATTTTTCTCAGGAAGTTCACGAAAGTTTTATGGATTTGGCTGTAGGTACTGGTGTTATACATGTTTCAGAGGGAGATGCTATTCACCCTGTTAAGTTTTCAGCATTGCCGTTACCTCATGTTGTATTAGATGTTGGTCCAGATGATAGTATTGACCATGTGTATAGAGAAAGAAGTTTAAGATATTCTGAAATTCCAGTTGTTTATCCTAAAGCAAAATTGTCAAATGAAATAAAAGAAGCAATAGAAAAGAATCCAGAAGGAAAGACAAAGGTACTTGAAGTAGTTTGTCGTAACTATACTAAACCTAATCAAGATGCTTATTATTATCTTGCTATAGATTGTACTAGCAAAACAATGATTAAACAAGACGACCTTAATGGAACTGGCTCCAATCCTTTTGTATGTTTTCGTTGGTCTAAATGTGCAGGCGAGGTTTACGGAAGAGGTCCTTTAATCAACGCATTAAGTGCGATTAAAACCACCAATTTGACAATTCAATTAATTCTTGAAAACGCACAGATGGCTATATCTGGAATATACCAGATGGATGATGATGGAGTTATAAACCCTGATACTATAAATTTAGTTCCTGGAACTGTTATACCTAAAGCACCTCAGTCAGCAGGTTTACAACCAGTTAAATCCGCAGGTTCTTTTGAAGTAGGTAATCTTATACTTTCAGATATGAGATTAAATATAAAGAAAGCGTTGTATAACGATATGCTTGGTAATCCAGATAGAACTCCTGCTTCAGCTACAGAAGTTGCTGAAAGAATGGCTGACCTATCAAGAAGAATAGGTTCTGCATTTGGTAGGTTACAGGCAGAGTTAGTTCAGCCAGTATTGCAGAGAGTTGTTTATATATTAAAAAAGCAAGGCAGAATAAATATACCTACAATTAATGGAAGGCAAGTTAAGGTACGTTCCGTTTCTCCATTAAGTCAGGCACAATCTAATCAAGATATAACATCTATTGCTAGATGGTTGGAGCTTATTCAAAATAGATTTGGTCCTGAAATGGTAAACTTGCTTATTAATTCTGAAGAGACAGCCGCACACCTTGCTAAAAAGTTTGGTGTTCCTGACACTCTTATTAGAGATATGGAAGAACGAAAACAGTTAGTAGCTATGGCACAGCAGTTAGCACAGCAACAACAACAAATGCAGATGCAAGCACAGGCACAACCACAAGGAGAGCCTCAAGTTGAGCAACGAAACTAATATTGGTTTAGACGGATACCCTAGAAAAAAAGAAGAAGATGAAAAGATAAGTATGGATATTGCGTCTTTATTTTCTACACCAAGCGGACAGCAAGTAAGGCAATATCTTAAAAGTATTACTATTGAAGCTGTTCATGGTTCGGCAGTAACAGATGAAGTATTGCGTCATGCAGAAGGCCAAAGGTATATTGTTGGCTTAATAGATAGAAGAATTAATCATGCAAATAGGATAAAACAAAATGGTTGAAGATAATGTAGAAGAAAATGTTTCACGTGAAACATCTGAAGAAGAAAGAGACTTTGTAGTATCTGAGGAACAACAGGCACAGGAACAAAGACCAGAATGGTTGCCAGAAAAATTTAAGAGTCCTGAGGATTTTGCTAAATCTTATTCCAGTTTGGAAAGAAGGTTAAGCGAAGGTGAAGATGGATTTCGTGAAAAGTTTTTAGAAGAAATAAATGAAACTGTTGTTGAAGGTGTTCCTGAAACTGCTGATGATTATATGTTACCAGAAGGTATTGATGAAACATTAGCACCTGACAATGAGCTTTTAAACTGGTGGGCAAACCATGCACATTCAAATAACTATACTCAAGATGAATTTGAAGAAGGCATTAACATGTATAGGGATGCTATTGATAATGCAGTTGGTGGTGATGAAATAGATTCTGAAGCTGAGATGGCGGCATTAGGAGA